TGGTGGGCCTCGGGGTGTGGTGGGCAAAGGCCCCCGGCAGTGGCTTGAAGGTCTTGAACCTCGCCAGCGCCGGGGGCCTTTGCGTTACTCACTCCGAGTCGAGTTCGAGGCCCTTCTCCTCGATCTCGACTCGGGTCAACTGCACGACGGTCTGTCCGGCCGGGATGCGGCCACGGCCACGACGGGTGTAGTTGCCCTCGTCGTCGACCAGGTAGGCGAACGTCTTGTTCTCGTCACGCGGGCGCCCACGACGCCGACGGGGAGAGGACTGCTCCTCCTGGTCACCCTCCGGCTCCCCGGCCGCCTCCGGCGCCTTCTGCTTCTGCTCGCCGGTCTCCGGCAGCGTATGAAGCGCCTTGCGCAGCAGTTCGGTCAGCGGTCGCTCGCGCACGTCGGCCTGGTTGATGACTGCGTTGCGCTCGTCTTCCAGACGGAAGGCGTTGTAGGCACCCTCCAAAGCGGCGCGGATCAGGAGCAGGTCGATCTCGGCGTCCGGGACCGGCTTGGCGGTCTCCTTCTGCTGCGCCTTGTGCTGCGCGCGGGCGATCGTCTCCTGCAAGGACTCCTTCTCATCCTCGACCGGCTGCTCTTCCTCGACCGGCTCGGCGGCCTTGCGACCACGACGGCGGGGCTCCGGCTTCGGCTCCTCCTCCTCCGGCTTGTCCTCGGTCAGCGGCTCCTCTTCCGGCTCGGCCGTCTCCGGCTCGGCGCGGCGACCACGGCGACCACGACGGCGGGGCTCCTCCGGCTCGGGCTCCGGCTCGGGCTCCGCCTCCGCCTCCGGCTCGGCGTGGGTCTCGGCGGCGAAGGAGATGTCGTCGAGACCGGCCGTCAGGTCCTTGGCCGTGATACCCGCAGCCTCGGCCGCGTCCAGGAGGAGTTCGGCCTCCTCGCTGCCCTCGCTGCCCCACAGCAGGATCACATGGGCGTCGCCCTGACTGTCGGCGTTCTTGAGCAGTTCGACGATCCCGGCGGTGACGTTGGCGGTCTTCACGACCTCCTCGGCGTCCTTGAGGATCTTGTCGACGGCCCTGCTCTTCTCGCCGTCGGTGACCGCGACGAACGGGATGTCGGCCCACTCGGACCACTCCAGGACGGTCTCCAGTCCATCGGACAGGTGCTTCTTGGTGATCGGGAGGATGAGGGTGATCTCGCGCTCGGAGGGCTCGGGGTAGCCGTCCTTGTCCTCTTCGCCGAGGCCCACGAAGTCGTTCAGCAGGGCCTTGACGTTGTCCAGGTCGGTGGCGGCGTCGCCAGCGAAGGCGAGTGCGATGGGCTGAGTGGCGCTCAAGTCTGCTCCTGATGTGGTGTGTTTGCCGCCCTTCCGGCGACAGGAGAAGACGTTACCGGTTACGGCTTCTAAAAGCAAGAAACCCCCGCTTCGCAAGCGAGGGTTTCAAAGCGTTTGACAACTAGGGCAGGTCAGGAACCCTGCGGCCGGTGGCCGGGTGCCTACGAGGCAGCCTCAGTGCGGGCGCCCCCGCGCCGCCCCGGACCGGGATGTGCAGCAGGGCCACCACTCCGGCCGCAGCCGCAGCGGACAGCCACGGGACAGGCACACGCTGCGCCTCGTAGGCCAGGACGACGACCACGAGGGGCTGGAGCCAGGCCGGAAGGGCGAACGGGAGCACAACGACCAGCCACTCCCACGCGGTGAACGTGGCGAAGGCGATCAGCAGGAGCCGGAACCAGTCCATGTCAGAACGCCCTCGCGCCGAGAGGGCTGGTCGTCGGCAGGGACACGGTGGGCGCCGCAGCGGGGGCGGCTGGGGCTGGCTGGACTGCACGCTGGAGCGCCGCGTGCAGGGCGATGGCGATCTGCTCGATGGCCTCGGGACTCAAGGTGATGCCGCTGACCTGCGCCGGAGGCTCGACTACCTCTGCCTCCTTCACATACTTGGCCACAGTGGCTGGTGAGATATGAAGACGGTTCTCGGTCTCGGTGATCAGGGCGTTCTGGAGCCAGCCGAACCACGAGTACTTCTTGAGCAGCGAGTGGTAGAAGGTGGTGCCGGTCACCCAGGTGAGGAAGGAGGCGACGACGGCCGGGGCCCAGTAGAAGTGCTGGGGGTGCGCCTGGTAGACGGCCCAGAAGCCCGTGGCGACCGCGAGGACGGCATGCGCGGCACCCTTGACCGTGGCGTTGGTCGACGGCCGGGTGAACAGCGCGACGATGGCTGGCAGGGCCAGACCGACGACGAGGGCAGCCGCGTCGGCGTAGTTGGTGAGCATGCTTGTCCTTTACGGGTTCGTGGTTACTGGGTCGGGAGTACGGCATATTGGGGAACCGCTGAAGTGATTCCCAAAGGAGTATTCTCGTCGAGCAGCGTGCGGATGAGGTAACTCCGCTCGGTGTAGTTCTCGTAGTAGTAGGACCGCGTCAGGTTCGCGGTACCGCTGGCTTCCCAGAGGTAGTCCGCGCCCATCGAGCCGTCGAAGTACGGGCGTACCGCTCCGCCTTCTTCGACCAGGACTCCGTCGGCCCAGAAGATGCTGGGCTGGCCTGCTGTCATCGTCGAGCGGGAAACGCTGAACCCCATCCACACCGTGGAGGCCTTGGCGTCGAACGTCGCCCACACCGTGCGCCAGCGCTTGTTGCTCGGGTCCGGCTTGGCGCTGCGGAAGGAGACGCGGTTGACCAGGGTGGAACTGCTGCCACTGCTCCAGGCGTATACGTCACCGCAGGACTGGGCCACGGCCACTCGGGCGCTCATGGTGTACCGGCGCCCTGGGATGAGTCCGGTGATCTGGAAGTTGAACCCTCCGTCGGTGGACCCGGCGGATGGAGCGGTGACCTTGCAGGAGCCCGTCCCCTTCCAGCAGAAGGAGTCGGCGGCCACGGTCGCGCTGTTGACCGCAACGGCTCCCGTGATGCCGGTCTCGAAGTTCGGGTTGGCCGAGTAGTTCAGCCGTGTCGGTTTGATGACGACGCGCAGTTCCCTCGCGTTCTGGTATGCGCTCGGTCCGGACGAGCCAAGGGACAGCGGCTCGAACTGCACAGCGTCCAGGATCTGGTGTTTGTTCACTGACATGCTGGCGAACTTGAACCCTACGGAGGCGTACGTCGCCCGCTTCCAGGCGTACCCTCCGCCGGATACGGGGTAGTCGACCGGGCCGGTGAACGCGGAGTACGGACGACTGTAGGAGCCTGCGACCCCTGACTTGAGCGTGCCGGAGGTGATGCCCATCCATGCCTGCGCCGGATCGACACCTTGGTACGGGTAGTGGGAGAAGTCCTTGAAGGCAGCCGCCGGGGCCTTCACTCCGGCCGAGAGCGCACCGTCCACGGAGAACTGTCCGGCCAGCGGCGCCAGCGGCTTGCCGCGCGGCACCTTGATGGCCAGGCTGCCGTTGATGGTGACCAGGCCGAACAGGTCCGGGGAGTACGTGGTGAACTTCCGCGCGACGATGGTGCCGCTGACGGAGAACTGGTTGAAGTACTCCGTGGTGTTGTTGAAGGTCAGGTTCGGCATCAGGTGACCGCCATTCCCACGCGGGTGGCAGTGCTGAGCGTCGAGTTGGTAGTCGTGAGCACCTGAGATCCGTTCCGGTAGACCGTGATGTTGCTCCCGGAGTAGGCCACCGTGATGCGGTCGCCGTCCGAGAACGCCGTGGAGTAGTTGAGGGTCGTGGTCGCCACGCCTGCCTGGATGAGGTGGAGTGCCGTCCTCCCGGCCCGCCAGTAGTTGCTGGAGTCCTGGAGCCGGAAGACCACGCCCTGCTTGAGGGTGTTGCCGGGGTTGGTCAGGAAGGTCCCGGCCACCGTGCCGTCAGTGTGGCCCGGGATCGTGGCGATCGACGCCGTTGCACCGACTGGGTAGGCACAGCCGCCCCCGTAGCCGCCGGAGGTCCACTGGCCAAGGGTCTCGGCCCAGGACGCTGCCCCGATGTCCGAGGTGCGGGTCGTCCAGTTCACCCATCCCTGGGTGAAGGAGTCGAGCACGTTGTATGCGGGCAGGGCGTCGCTGTACAGCGAGGTGATCAGCGTTCCGTGGTTGTCGTAGTACTCGACGAACGGGTACACGTTCACCTGCTCGCCGGAGTACGCCTGTGCGTAGCCGGACAGGCACATCTGCACGCGCTCGTCGTAGCCCAGTGGCGTCCACTGTGCGTTCGCGGTGGGTGTGTCCGGCGGGGCGACGTTGGTGCTTGCGGTGAGCGCCTGGTAGACGCGGCCGTGGAAGATGACGGTGTCGCCGGGCTGGTAGTAGGTGTCGTCGTCCCAGGACTGCCAGGTGTACGGCAGCGGGACGCCGAACAGGACCGGCTGCTGCGGGTCCATCGTTGCCTGCCCGGAGACCCGGCCGACGGAGCGCACGCCCATCGTGGCGACCGACCCACCCGAGTTGGTGTTACGCACCCACAGCGCGTTGCCCGCCTTGTCGTTGGGGTCGGTGGGGTTCTGCACGCCGATGCCCACCAGGACGCCGTTGGTGCCCGGGGTGACGCCTGCGGTGAAGGAGATCTCTTCCCATCCGGCGACGTGCCCGTTGGCGTCGACCAGCGTGGAGTCTGTGCCGTACTGAACCACCGTCCAGTACGCATTGGAGGAGTTGGTACCCGTAGGGATCTGGGAGGCACCGTAGGCGCCGCTGCTGCCCGCCTGGTAGAGGTAGGAGCCGAACTCAGCCTTGTCTCCGGCCGCGTAGTTCACGCTCGCGTCCCACTGCGGGAAGGACGGGTGGTCGAAGTCCGCCTGGTCGTCGGAGAGCATGAGGTTGTAGCCGATGGACAGGTCGGCGTCGTAGCCGGTCGTCTCGGAGATGATGGACCTGATCTGCTCCAGGGTGCCCTTCTGGCGGCCGAGGGTCGCAGCGTCACGCACCCGCTGCCGGAAGAGGTAGGCCGGAGTGGACGCCTCGTACTCGATACCAAACTGCGTAGCCAACTGGGAGATGTTGTCGAAGCGGGTGCGCATCGCATCGTTGGTGTACCGGTTGGAGTCGTAGTACGACCTCACCATGTCGAAGCCGAACCCGAAGATCGACAGGAACGGATGCAGGAACGGGTTCAAGGTGTTCGAGTCGTCGGTGACGTTGTTGCCCGGCACGATGTCGACCTTGTAGTGCTCGGGCACGAGCCCGTACAGGAGGTCGGTGTACCCGTTGTCCTTCGGCATGAGGCAGGACACCGTGCCCGCGCGGGACCACTGGCCGGACGCCTTGATGAAGATCGTGTAGTACAGCCAGTGACCTCCGACCACGCCCCTGTCGACGAAGGACGTCGACTTGGTGGTCTGGTCGAGCAGGACCTCTCCGTCGTTCTCGTTGACGGCCCAGCCGAACCGGTTGCGCAGCAGGCGCAGGTTGGTCCACGAACCGGCCGGGGACGCCCAGTCGAGCAGCACGGTGGAGTAGTCGGCGGGCGTGGCTGTGAACGGGCTGACGTCGAACTCGGCCCGGATGTCCGTGCCGTACTTCGAGAGCCCGTATTTGGAGACGCCGTATGTACCCAAGGCGGATCACATCTCCCGGAGCATGGAGACAGAGAAATTGATCTCGTCGAGGGTGTAGGTCTTGCCGCCGAAGGGGTTGCGCTCGATCATCTCGATCTTCTTGCCCGCGCTCACGGGGCCCTGCCAGAACGCCGTCGTGTGGCTGTAGCCGTTGAAGTTGTGCGTGACGGTGTGGCAGACGACGCGGCTACCGCCGACGGCGATGCCCAGCCAGCGCTCGGGGTCTTCGAGCAGGATCGTGCCTCGGCAGTACGCGGAGGCTATCCACCAGCCGGTGCGGTTGGCGGTGACCGAGGAGCCGTTGAAGATGCCCTCGGGGTCGTTGGTCGCCGACGGCCTCGGGAACGGGATCGGTACGCGCTCGGCAGCGCTGGAGATGTGCGTCTTCACGGGCTTGAAGGTGTGCGAGGTCTTGGTCATGTAGCAGACGGGAATGCCCTTGCCGCGCTGGATCGAGTCGAGACGAGCGGCGACCGAGGCCCACTTGTTCGTCTTCATCTTCAGCGTGGTGTCCTGGTGCGGGTTGATGCCCAGGGTCTGCTGCATGGCCAGCACTTCGTCTTGCAGGTTGTTCACGTGGGAGGCGTCGATGTCCTCGACGAGGTTCTTGTGCGTCGTGAACGTCTTGTACTGGTGCGGGTAGACAGCGGCCATTAGCCGATCCCTCCGGTCATGGTGATGTTGGAGATGTTGCCGACCTTGGGAATCTCCCAGGCCCGGAATACAACATCGGCTGTGCCGGTCTGCGCGGCGTCCGCGCGAGCGATCATGGGGATGTCGACGTAGCGGACGCCGTCCACTGCGAGCAGGGCCTTGTAGAAGTCGGAGAGGGTCATCCGCATACCGAAGTCGACGTTGGCGAATCCGAGCATGCTCTTCAGCGCCTGCTGCACGTCGTAGAGGACCGAGGCCCGGGAGTAGCGGGGCCAGCACTCGACGGTGATGGGCTTGGTGGACGAGCCGACGTTCACGCTGACCACCGATGGGCCTGCCACGGTGACTGTGGAACCAGCCAGGGCCTTGGCCTGGAGGGTGGCCTGCACGTTGTTCAGGGTCGTTGTGTTGGGCTGTCCGCCGTCCGCTCCGATGACGTACACGGAGACGCTGGTGTAGGTCGAGGCGACGGCGTTGGCCCGGACGATGCCGGGAAGGGTCAGTGCCAGGTCGGAGAAGTCCCGGAGGGTGACGCAGCGGTCCTGACTGCGGAAGATTCGCGGCGCGTTGGCCCTGATCTGATCGTTGGTCTCGGGGTCTGCACCGCCGGACATGGCCGAGGAGATCGCCGTGCCGCTGGAGTTCTGGGCGATGGTGACGCCGGGCAGGTTCGAGGAGGTGAGGGCGTTGACCACGCCCGCGTTGACGTTTCCGATCGTGCCGCCACCGACGCGGTAGGTCGCGTAGATGGTCAACTGGCTGTTGGGGATGGCGCCGTTGAGGTTGTCGCCGAATCGGATCCACGCTGCGCCGGAGTCGTCCAGGAACGTCGTGAACACCTTGTCTTCGGGGTCGGCGTCCACCAGGTAGTTGATGTATGTCCACTCGGTTGCGGCGTTGACGTCGTCCACGAAGACCTGCACGGTGCCGTTGATGACGGGCACGTCCGGCAGCCGGAACTCCTGCACGGGCAGGCCCGAGCTGGTGCCGACGTTGACCTGGCTGCGGGTGACTCCCTGGGTGACCGGGACTGTGGCCTTGCCGCCGTTGACCGGCACCAGGATGTCGGAGTCGGTCTCGTAGGTGACCGGGCTGTCGATCGTGTCGATGTAGTCGGTGACGACCTGGGTGCCCGAAGGAACCAGGACAGCAGGGCCGGGGTTGGACGTCTGGAAGGTGACCGTGCCGGTGGCCGGGACGCCGTTACTCGGGGTGTAGCCGAGCAGGTCAGCGATCTGGAGCAGGGACAGGCGCTGGGTCGCGGTCGGCAGGAAGGCCTCCTGCTGGAGCCGGTCACCGTAGTAGGAGAGGCTGTCCCCGAGGTAGGAGAACAGCTCGACCATGAGCACGCCGAAGTCGCCCTCCGAGCCGGGTACCCACTGCGGGAAGGCTCGGGCGGCGTAGTCCAGCAGGGAGGCCTTGAAGCCCTCGTAATCCCGACTGGTGTAGTCGATAGCCGGTACGTCAGCCACTGATGACCTCGCTTACGGTGCCGCCCACACGCACCACAGCGGTGTTGGTCTGGAGCGACAGGCTGGATGGGGACGCCCCGGCCTCGCGGCGCATGTAGTCGACCTCGATACGGGCGAGCGACATCTGGGAGGCATCAGGGATAGGGGTGGCCCTCTGGAGGAGCACACCCGGCTCGTACCGGTCGAATGCAGAGGTCACGGCACGGCTGATTTCCTGCGCGACAAAGGTGGCGTCAGGATCGAAAAGCAGATCGGCCACCGGGACTCCATAGTCCGGGAGCATGACCCGCTCTCCCGGCTGCGTGCCGACGAGTGCATTGACATGCTGGGCGATCTGCCTGTCGGGATTTGTCTCGACGGCGATTTTCCCGTCGGACGCGAGTCGAAATGGAACTGCAATCTCGGTAGGCATGCTTGCATTCTCCCAGGAATGCCTACCGAGATTGCAGTTCCAGTTTCAGGTCAGAAACCGGGGAACGCTACGGCCGCGTCAGCCACAACCTCTGCGTTCGCCGAAGCAAGGTCTCCGTCGATACTCTGTCGTGTGGCGTTGTAGTCCGCCGAGGCCTGGTTGTACCGGGTCGTCACCGCCTCCTGATTCTGGTACTGCTCCCAGGTGATCCAGTTGTCCCGGACGTACGCCGTGAACGCGTACGCCAGGAGTTCGGTATCGCTCGACTCACTGTTGGAGTAGATGCCGTGGAAGGCGGTGGCGATACGCGGCCAGTACTCGTCGGGAATGGAGATCGTGATGTCTGCCATTAAAGGGGCGTCCTCACTTGGTGTAGGTAATGCGCAACTGCGGTGGGTGGGAGTCCCCGACACCATCGAAGATGCCGTAGTAGGTCTTGCTGGTGCTGGACCCAAGATCGCCACCCAGCGTGATTCCACGATACGGGGTTCCGGTGTTCCAACCTGAATTCCAGGAGGACGGCAGGGTTACCCACTTTCCGGCACCGACCGGCCAGGAGGAAACCGTCAGGTTATTGCTTGACGACTGGGTGGTCGTGGCGGTGGTCGCTGTGTGGGTACCGATGTGTGCAGTACCGCCGCCGTTGTAATACCAGTGGTTGGCGTAGAGATAGACCTCGACCTTGGAGACCTTCGCCGTCGAGCCCATATCGGTGAACGGCTGCGTTCCGAATCCGACCGACGACTTCTGTGTGCCCCAGGTGCCGGAGTAGTAGCCCTGGTACATCGAGCCGTCGGTGAACCCAGCGTTTCCGTACCGCCGCGACCAGATGCCCTTGTACGTCTTGGTGTACGTCTTGGTCGCGGTGACCGCCGCGCCACCCGTGTTGTACACGCCCCCCTCGGGGAGTGCCGGGCCGATGTCCTCGACGTAGAAGTCCGAGGACTGCGCGGGGCTGTAGTTGCGCAGACCCCAGCCGGTGGCATTGCCCGAGTGAATGGCCCCTACCCACAGGACCCGGTGATCGCCCGGTGCCAGTGCTGTGTTCGATGAGTAGAGACCGCCTGCGTCGGCCGAGCACACGATGATGCCTTCGACCACGCACGTGCCATCCGAGCCCGCGCCGTCGTAGAACATGCCCATGTTGCGAGCAATGATCGTGTCAGTGACCCTCGGGCTTGCTCCGTTCGGGTTGATGGCCGTGCACCCATTAAGAACCGTCGTCGTGCCGGAGGCAGTCACGTACGTCTCCAACTCCTGCACACCGGTTCCGCCGTTGAGGTCGAACTGCGACCGGCCAACGATGCGGTACATGCGCCCCTCGACGGCCGTGAAGGCCAACTCGATGATGCCGGTATCAACGGTGTAGTAGGTGGTCGCGGTCGGCCTGCCGGTCCAGCCGCGCTCGTAGGTGACCATGCCCCACGGCAGGTTCCACAGTAGGTCGGACAGTTCCTTGCCCTGGTACCAGATCTGTCCGGTGGGGTCGTCGGATGCTGCTGTGTCAGGGCGCTGCGGGGTCCAGAGGGAGTTGAAGGTGCCGACACCGTTGGAGTCGACGGCCGCCTTTCCGCCAGCGAAAGTGGCGTGGGCGTTGTCGGTGGTCATCTCGGTGGCCAGCGTGCCGTCCGGCCCGTACAGGCGCAGACCGCCAGCGGAGATGTCGGTGGCGCCGTAGCCCTCGCGCATGACGATGACGTCGTCCACGCAGATGTACGAGAACGCGGTGGTCGAGAGCCCGTAGGAGCCGGGGTTCAACTGCTGGAAGGAGACGCGGCCCCACACCGCACCGGTCGGGATGGTGACCTCGAAGATGTCCTCGGTGTACGAGGCGGCGTTGTACGTGATGTCGTTGACGCCCGCCATCTGGTCGGTCCAGGTGACGTTGTCCGGGCTGGTCTCAAAGGTGACGTGTAGGTGGCCGATGCCGTAGTACCAGTACCGGAGCATGTAGGTCTCGGCCGCGACGACCGGGAAGGCGTTGCTGGTGACAGTCGCGGTGCCAGTGTTCTTCACTCCCAGGGCCGCCTTGCCCTGGCCGGAGCGCGCGGGGTACCCGCCCTGGGCGATCTCGATCTTGGCCGCTGTGTTGACCAGGGTGTTGTCGCTCTGGGTCAGGGTCCAACCGGTCCGGGAGGTGTCCTCGAAGCCGCCGTTGGTCACCAGGTTGCCGGAGACTGCGCCGAGGGAGATGTGCTGGGCGTTGACGTTCCCGAGGTTGATGTTGGCGGAGTTGACCTGACCGGTCTCGACGACCTCGATGGTGAAGACGTCGACTTCGGCTGTGCCTGAGCCTCCGGTGTAGTTGATGTACAGGGAGGGGCTGATGTACCGCACGTTCTGGTGCAGTTGCATCGGGTCGGTCGGGTTGTTGTTGGGGCCTGCGTCACCAGCCGCTGCGGTGCCCTTGATGTACCCGGTGTAGGTCACCCACCCGGCACCTGTGGTCAGGGGCGTTCCCCTTACCGCGCAGAAATGCTGACTGCTTCGGGTGTTGGCACCCGTGATGTTGACCAGGGTCACGCCGTCGGCTGCAATGCCGGTGACGCCTGCGTAGACGTTCTGGTTGGTGCCCGGTGTGGCGTTGTCGACGGTCTGCCGCACTCGGGCGGTGACGCGGTAGGTGACCGTAGGGTCGAAGGGTATGAGTATGTCCGGGCGGTAGGCGCCGGAGACGTAGCCGACGCAGCGCATGACGAAGCCGCCGGAGGCTGCGTCGTTGACGGCCACCGTGGTCATGGTGCCGGTGGAGGCGTTGCTCCACTTGTTGGCTGTGTTGCCGAAGTCGTAGAACTTCTGGCCGACGGTGCCCTGGAGTCCGGCACTGAGTTTGTCGACGGTCAGCGTCCCGGCCTTGATGCTGGCGGCGTCCAGGTTGGTGACGGAGACCAGGGAGGCGTCGAGCGTGCCTGTCTTGATCGAGCCGCCGCTGATCGTGGTAGTGGTCGGGATGGTTCCGTTGCTCAACTGCCCGGCCGGGACGCTGACGGCCGCGCCGATAGATCCGGTGACCGTGCCTGCGTTCGTGGCGGTGGTCGCGGACGTGGCTGAGGTGGCGCTGGCCACCGTGCCGGACACGTTTCCGCCGGAGATCACCAGGTTCGTCGCGTCGATCTGGGTTGCAGTCAACTTGCCGACGGTGATCTTGCTGGCGTCCAGGTTGGTGACGGTGACCAGGCTGGCGTCGATGGTGCCGGTCTTGATCGAGCCGCCATTGATCGTGGTCGTGGTCGGGATCGTGCCGTTGCTCAACTGACCGGCGGGGACGCTGACCCCCGCGCCAATGGAGCCGGTGACTGTGCCTGCGTTCGTGGCGGTGGTCGCGGAGGTAGCCGAGGTGGCGGTCGTTGCTGAGGTGGCGCTGGCCACCGTGCCGGACACGTTTCCGCCGGAGATCACCAGGTTCGTCGCGTCGATCTGGGTTGCAGTCAACTTGCCGACGGTGATCTTGCTGGCGTCGATGCTGGCGATGACACCGCTCTGGGCCGTGATCGTTCCGGCTGCCATCTGGTTGGCCGTGATCGTGTTCGCCGCGATCTGGTTGGCCGTGATGGTGTTGGCCGCGAGCCGGTCGCCCGTGATCGAGCCCGCCAGGATCTGCGTAGCCGTCAGCGTTCCGGCGGTGATCTTCGAGGCGTCCAGGGATCCGGTCGCGATGCGCGCGGCGTTGAGCGTGCCGACGTTGATCTTGCCCGCGTCGAGGTCGGCGATCTTGGCGTTGTTGATGGCCGCGTCGGCGATCTGCGCGTTGCCGATGGCACCGTTGATGATCTTCGCCGAGCCGATGGTGGCGTCGGCGAGCTGTGTGCCGGTGACTGCGTTGTTGGCGATGTTGATCGTGCCGACCGCCAGGGCGGCCAGCTTCCCGGCTTCGATCGCACCGTTTGCAACGGCCTGAGCGGTGACCGCGTTGGCGGCCAGCTTGGTGTTGTCAATGGCGCCGACCGCGATCTTCGCTGTGGTCAGTGCACCGTCGAGGATGTCCTGAGCGACGGCCTGCTTGGGGGTGCCGGTAGCCGAAGCGGACGGCGCGGAAGCGACGCCCACCCGGGAGTAGCCGAGCAGCCGGTAGTAGTAGGCCGACCCGTAGTTCTGTATGGAGTCGTACAGGAAGTCCGGACCGGTCAGGGTGCCGATGGTGGTCGGGGCAGGGAACGCCGGGTTGGTGTCCCGCTGCACCTGTACGTGGTCGAAGATTGCGGGCATGAGGGTGCCCGTGTTGTCCCGGCCGTCCCAGGTAACGCGCAGGCCTCCGAGTACGCCAAGCACCACCGGGGTGCTCGGGACCGGTGGCGGGGACGAGGACGACGCCGTGATGATGTCGTCGCTCGCCCACAGCGAGGCGTTGCTGGCCTTGTCTACGGCCTGGACGCGGACGAAGAAGTCCGCGCCGGTATGAAGCGTGTCGAAGACGATCAGGGTGTCCTCGGTGGCCACTCCTCCGCCCCAGTTCGTACCGTCGTAGGACGTCTGGACGAGGTAGTGCGAGAGGTCCACCAGGTTCGTGCCGTCCTGGTTCTCCGTCGGCGGGGTCCACATCGCTGTCACGCTGGCTTGGGTGGCGCCCTCGGCGGTCACGTACTGCACCGTGGTGAGGTTGAGCGCGGTCGGCTCCTTCGGCGGGAGGACGTCCGTGCCTGAACCGATGTCGCCGACCTGGTCCTGGACCTCCTTGATGCCCAGCGGCGCGTAGACCGGCCTGGTGATGTCACCGCCGGAGAACTGCACCCACACCGACTGGCCGACGGGCGGCACGGTATTGGTGGGCGAGGACGGAACCGACCAGGCGCTCTCCGCATTTCCCAGGACCTGCGGGATCAGCAGAGTGACCCGGGCCTCGTTGAGAGGATCCTGGTTATTGGCGACGCTCGCCCGGTACATGCCCAAAATGGGCTCAGCCGACATTGATATCCTCCAGAAGACTCGACTCCCAGAACTGCCGATTTCTCAGGACAGCCGGGACGGTGTCGAATTTGAAACGCTTGTTCGCGTCGCTTCGAAATGTTACCGAGTAAGGCTGGTCTCTTTCTGCATCGACGGTTGTGGTGAACACCCATCCCGAGTTGCTCTTGTCCCGGTTGATGACGTGTTTGGTGCCGGTAACCATCCATCGGCCCGTGCGGTCTGAGGAAACGGAGTTCCCGGTGACCGCGACCAGAGATCCCGGGACGATCTTTGCCGTCCCGTACAGCGTGGCCTGCATGGTGATCCAGCCCCGTGAAGCCAGCGTGCGGGCCTCCATAAGGGCCTGTGCATCCGCGTAGTTGTCGACCGCCCTGGCGGTCGATATGGAATTGAGGAATGCAGCCGTGCCGGTATTCGACGCAGACGACGCCTTGATCACCCGGCCGGTCTTCGCGTCCAGTCCGGAAATGCTGCTGGTGCCCGTCGTCCCGTTCTCGCGGGGAACCATGGTGCCCGTCAGGATCGACATCTCCCGCAAGGTGTCCATAACCCCGGGCTGCTGATCCTTGGAGAACACAGGGATGTTCTGCGCGTTCTGTCCCACAAGGAGAATGCGCGGGTCGAGGAAGTAGAGCGTCGTCCCCTCCACCCAAAAACGGAATCCGACTTCGTGCGCCAGGTCCTGGAGGAGTTTGAAATCGCTCTGCCCACTCTGCGCCCAGTAGGTAAGGCGCCGGGAGGACGGGGAGATGACGGTGCGCAGCCCGTTCTGTCGGCCCACCTGGCGGGCGATGGAGGTGGGGCTGACGTTCTTCCAGGACCGGGTCCGCTGGATGTTCAGCGGCAGGGTGGTTCCGATGCACACGTACCGCGTGGTGACCGTCTGGGTACTGCCGCTGGCCAGGACGCTGGAGTGGTGCACGTAGCCGTACCAGCGGACCATGTCGTTGGGGCTGCGGCCGTAGTCGAGAACCACGGGAGCCAGCTCGGGGTAGGCCGAGCTGTTGGCGCTGGTCGTG